AGTGGAGCGACATTCCCGTACCCGCACCCGCACCCGATGGATGATGGAGGCGGGGGTCGGAATCGAACCGGCGTACACGGCTTTGCAGGGCGTCCGACCCCTAAAGTCTACAACAAACGCCAACGTAAGCCACTGTTTTTGCGTGGCCCGCGTTGTTGTGACCGATGCCTACCTTGGGACAATTGGCCGGCGCTGGCCTAAATTTGGCCCACGGAAACGTACACGGCTTGCGAAAAGCCGTTGACGTATTTCTGGGGCCGCCGGTTCGAAGGCGTGATCCGGAATCGAACCGGCGTACACCGAATAGGCGCGCCTATTCGGCCTCTCGGGCCATCGCGTCGGCCTTGTGCGCGAGCCGGAACATCTTGGACATCCGCCCGAGGGCCACGCAGCGCCGGCAGCGCCGGTGCGCGGGATCGGCGTACCGGAAGAGCCGCCCGCAGCACGCGCAGGGCTTGGCGGGGAGGACTGCCAGCTTCTCGCTCGTGCGCCGCATGATCACGTGATCGAGGTGATCGTCGCGAAGCTGGTATTGACCAGCGGTGCCGCGCCGAACGCCAACCATGCGCGCGTGCCGAGGATCGCGGACTTGAAGTTCGCGAACGGCGAGACCGCGACTTCGAGCGGGCTCCATTCGTAGAGGATCAAGTCGGACCAGCGTCCGAACGTCGCGTACGCGGCCGTCGTGCCGCCAACAATGAGGGCGGGATAGCCGCCGATCTTGCCGTCCTTCAGGATCGCCTCGCCGTTCGCGATCTGCGCACGCTGCCGCAGGATCTTCGCGGCCGGCGCCGAGAGCACCCAGGTCAACGCGCCGTCGCCTGCGGCCTTCTCGACGGTCTCCATCGTCGCCGCGATCGTCGACCACGCGACCGTGGTGCCGCTCGAGGTCGCGATCGCGCTGTCGGCGGTCAGCCCCAGCACTTCGCCATTGCTGCCGGTGCCTTCGAGGATCTGCGTCTGCGCGCGGTTGCGCACTGCGTTAGTCAACAGGTTCGCCATCGCTGCGGCGCCGCCTTCGGACTGCAACGCGAGCTGTCGAGACATTTCGACATAGGCGGTCGCGTGCGTCGGGACCACCAGCGTCTGCGTGGTCGTCGGCGACTCCTCGGTGATCGCGGTTGCCTCGTTGGCGAGAATGTACGTAGTCGGCAGCGCGTCGAAACGGCCGACCCTCTGCGCGCCAGTGTTCGCGGACGGCCGGATCACGGTGCACAAACCGAGGAACGAGTTGCTCGCGCCGGGCACGCCGAGCTTCAGCTCCTCGGCCGACGATGCCAGGTAGCCCGCCTGGCTGCCGGTGGCGAAAGTCAGGTCGCGATGCACCAGCCCGACCGGCAGGAAAAAACCATTCGCCATGCGCGGCGTGCGGCCGTAGGTGCGGCCGAGCGCCTCACTCTGCGCGACTTCGAGCGGCGCGTGCGACAGGTCGACCTCGCCGGAGACTCGCAACAGCCGGGACAGCGACGGTCGCGCCTGGCCTTTGGACTGGCGCAGCGTTTCGTCGATTTCTTTGCGCGCTTCGGCGAGCAGCATCTCGGCAGCGTGGGCACGGCGGGATGCGTTGATGCTGTCGAGCGTGTCGCGAATCGGCGTGTAGTAGTCCATTTCGGTGCCTTCGGTGAAGATGCGCCGACGTTACGCCGCGAGATCGCGACCCTCGTGGGCCTCGAGGCGATAGACCCGCACGCCGCGCTGCTGGGCGACGACCTCGACGCCGGGGAGCCTCGCCAGGAGCGAGCCCAATGCGGTCGACCTCGAGTGCGCCGGAGCGTCGAGATCGAGGACCTCGACGAGCGCCCGGGCGAGCGGTCCGTGGCGGTCCTCGTCGGCGATCCCGAGGACCCCCGCGACCGTCCAGCGCGCACCGCCCAGCTCGTCGGCGATCGCCGCCAGGAGCCCCGGGACCGGATCCCGACGACGAGCGAGATCGCGCCGCAGCCCGCGCAGCTCGAGGAGGATCTCGCGGAGGAGGTCCTCGTTCACCAGTTCTTGACCCAGTTGGTGCGCCTCGGGGGGGGCACGTGCCACGGGGTGCGAGGGGTCGGGCCCTTCGGCGGTGTCGCCGACGGTGCCGGAGCTGGTGATGCAGCGTCGACCTTGCGCGGCTGCACGCGCGACCAGTTCACTTGCATGCTGCACAGTGCCGCATAGGCGTATACGCGACAGTCGAGAGGCTCGTTGCGCGTGCCGGAACGCCGCTTGTATTCCTTGACCGGGAAGCCCTTCGTGTACTTCGTGTGCACGGTCTCGGAGACGAGCCCCGCGTAGTACCAGTCCTCGCGGCCCTGGGGGAAGTGACAGTAGCCCGGGCCCGGGGAGCGCAGCTTGAGGTGCGAGTAGATCTGGTCCTTCGCCGCATCCACGCCGATCGCGAACACGAGGGACTTCGCGCGGCTCGGCCGTGTCGCCCGCTTCGGCCACACGGGGCGACGGCCCGCCATGCCCTTGATCGCGTACCAGCGCCGCTTCAGCCGGTCCCGGGTGAACTGGTAGGTCTGTTCGGTGAAGTGCCCGCCGGAGTCGATGCAGACGGCGTGCAGCTTGTGCTCGAGGAGGCGCCGCTCGAGGTCGGCCCACAACGTGACGGTCCCGGGATCCCCATAGATCGCGAAGTACTCGAGGGACCAGCTCTCCTCGTGCATGCCCCAGCCGACGACCTCGACCTCAAGGCGATCGTCCTGCACGTCAACGCCGGCCGTCACGTAGAGCACGCCCTCGGGGAGCCCCTCCCACGTCTCGGCGCGAGCCGCGAGCCCGGTGGAGTCGAGGCTCTCGCCCGCCTCCTCGTAGGACTCGCCGAGGACCGTGTTCTGCCAGGCCTGCATGCGTTGCTGGCTGCGCGAATGCTTCACGTCGAGGAAGCCCCGGGCGACCTCCGGCAGCCGCGCCCAGGGCGAATACAGCTCGTTCAGCGCGAACCCGGCGATCCCGGCGAAGGGCCGCTCGGCGCGCCACTCCCCGCGTGCAACAGCCCGCAGCCGGTCGGCGTCCCTCCACTCGGCGCCGCAGTGCTCGCACACGTAGCGCGCGGTCTCTGGGCGATCCGGCTCCCACTTCACGTTCTTCCACACGAGGACCTGGTGCTCGTCGCAGTGGGGACACGGGACCGAGAAGCGCCGCTGGTCGGACTCGTCAAAGGCCTGGTCGATCCTCGAGAAGTTCTTCACGGTCGGCGTCGACACGAGCACGAGCTTTCGATTCCAGAAGTTCTTCGAGCGGGCCTTCGCGAGTTCGATGGGGTCGCCCTCGGCGCCGGCGCTCGCGGGGTAACGGTCGATCTCGTCCAACAGGATCACGCGCAAGGGCCTCGAGGCGAGGCTCGCGGGGGAGTTCGCCCCGGCGACGATCAGCCGGCCGCCGGGAAAGCGCTTGTGGAGGAGCGTGTCCTGCCGGTCCTCCTGCACGATCAGCTCGCGCAACGCCGGGGTGTCTCTGATCATCGGCCCGAGGCGATCCTTCGAGAAGCTCTGGGCCATCTCGAGCGTCGGCATGATCACCAGCATGCTCGAGGGGTCCTGGGCGACGAAGTAGCCCACGGCGTTCGAGATCGCCTCGGTCTTGCCGACCTGGGCGGAGGTCTTGACGACGACCGTGTGCACGAGCGGATCGGAGATCGCATCCATGATTCCGCGCTGATACTCGGCACGCGACGTGCGCCACTGCCCCGGGGCCGCCGAGGACTCACCCGAGAGGCGCCGGCAGCGGTCGGCCCACTCGGAGACGGTGAGGCGGGGGACCGGCTTAAGCGTCCGATACCGGACCGCCCGCAGTGCTTCGCGGAGCTGGCCCTCGGAGTTCGGTGAGGAGTTCATCCACTGCCCTTTCGATGATCACTTGCACATGCCGCTCGTCCTGGTGGGCGAGTTCCGGCGCGAGCGCCGTGGGGAGCGCCCGGGCCCGCGAGCGGATCGCGGTGTACTCGGACTCGACGACGGCCGCGACCTTCTCGATCGGCACGAGTCGGCCCTTCGTCTCCTCGTTGCGGAGGTCGTAGTGCTCGCGCTGGGACCGTGCCAGGGCCGCACGCTCCTGTTGGAGGTCGAGGTCCCCGGAGGGGCCCACGGGGGCCAGGATCGCCCGCAGCGCGATCGCGGAGTCGTACAGATCCGCGCGCCCTTCCTGCGCGATCGGCACGATCCCGGCCTCGGAAAGCCGCTTGCGGATCGTCCTCCGGTCGGAGTTCGTCAGGCTCGCCAGTCGTTCTCGGGATATCGGTTCCATAGGGGTGTCACTAGTGGGTCGTCAAAGTTCGGTGCTACTTCGAGGCTCCAATGGTCCCGTGGGGCAGCTAGGCCGAGGACCCGGAGCGTCTTGCGTTGTCGACGACGAGGCGCAGCCGGCCGCGCCGTTCCGCGCGGCGTGCATCCTGCCGTCGATCGTGTTCGTCGGCCTTCGCGAGCGCCTCCTCGAACAGCTCCTCGAGCGTGGGCTCGACGATCTCATCGAACAGCTCCTCCAAGAGGCGCTTCGCCACGCTCACTCCACGTGCTCCGTGCGTGGTCGCGATCGCCGGCTCGCAGGCCCGAGGATCCGATAGCGCGGCTTTGCACCGGCCCTGCGATCCACGTGGATGAGTCCTGCCTTCTCGAGCGCATCGGAGTGCCAGCGCCACCAGCGAGGGCCGCAGCCGACGGCCTCCTCGAACTCGGTGCGAAGCAGAAAAGACTTGGCCTTCGGCTGCATCTGGCGAATGCTGTACAGAACCGCCAGGGCGAATGCCGTCTGCGGCCCGAGGTGCGCGGCTTTCGTCAGGACGGGCAGCGGGATCTGCACGTACAGCTCGCCTCCCTTGCGCTTCTTCTTCGCCAAGAGCCGGCGAATGGTCGGCGTGATGATCTTCACTTCGTCCAATCGGCACCTCGTAAGTACGTATTGAAGATAAAGAGTAAAGAAGAATAGAAAGACAAATACTGGGACGGGTGTACCTAAACCGCTCATTACCCACCCCCATGCAAGCGGTTTAGGTTTTCAGTCCGACGGTTTAGGTACAGGTCACGCCGCCTGCCTTTCCAGCAGTCCGACCACCAGTTCCCAGACTCGGACCCCGCGCGCGTCCATAAATCGGTCGGGGTAGCGGACAACCTTGTCCACGCCGGTCCCGACCTCCCGGCCGCCGAGAACGATCCGGCTTGCGCGGGCCATGCACGCCCTGGTGCGCTCGATCGCGACCTCGATCTCCGCGACCGGGGCCTCGATCAACAGCGCGTCGTGTACGGGGGCACATACCGAGATCCCGGCCTCGACTGCGAAGATGCACGCGAGGCGCAGCATCTCGGCGCCGTTGCTCTGCATGGGGTGGTTCAACAAGCTGGTGACACGGGTGTCCGGTGTGACGTGGAGGCGCCACCCGAAGATGGTGTCCACGTGCCCGGTCAAGACCGCCGTGTCGACGGCGGCCTGGGACCACTGCCAGAAGCGGCCGTACGTGCGGCGATGAGCCTGGAGGAGCTGCTTCGCTTGAAGCACAGAAATGTCGAGGCGCTCCGCGAGGGCCTGCGCTTGCTGCCCGTAGTTCGTGGCGAGCACCACGGTCTTACATAGGCTGCGGATCGTCTCGTGGGATCGCTTGGTGGCGCCGGCTGGGGCGAGTCCCGCGTCGACGGCAAATGACATGTACGGATCGCCCGAGTCGTAGGCCCGTTGCAGGGCCTCATCGCCCGACAACGCCGCCGCGACGCCGACCTCCTGCGCGCTGTAGTCGAGGTAAGCCAGGGCCCGGCCCCGTGTCGGCCGAATCAGAGCCCGCAGCCATGCCGCCGGGCCGAAAACGAAGCGGCTATTGCTTGGTGCATTCCTCGAGGATTTCGTACCGAACGGAAATAGACTTGTTCGATTGCGACCATCGGATCCGACGGCGAGGTCGGAGAGCCGCATGGACGACAAGTTCTCGCGGACCTCACGGATCGGCGCGACGATCGGGTACGCCTTCGCCATTTCCTTGAACGTGTCGCGTGACAGGGAGAGGCGCCCGGCCTCGGTCCTCGGCCACGGGATGCGCTTCCCGATCAGCCACGCCTCGAACCGATCGTGCTTGAACGTCGCGCCCTCCCACAACGGGTACTCGGCCCGGATCTGGTCGATCAGCGCGACCTTGATCTCCGCCCAGTTCGAGACCAGCTTGCCCAGGGCCGCAACGTCGATCGGCACGCCCGTGTGCTCCATGCGGGCCACTGCCTTGACGTAGCGCCCTCGGAGGAGCGCGTGGTCGGCCCAGTGGGAGCGGGGGGAGAGTCGCTGTACCAGACGCGGCAGTAGCGCCGCGAGCCCGTCCACGTCCGTCTGGCAGTAGTCAAGGATCCCTACCGCTTCGTCGCGAGAGAACGGCGGGCCCTCGAGGATCCGCTTGCGCCATTGGGCCTTCTCCTCCGAGGTGATGGCCGATAGCCCGAAGTGGGCGAGCGCCGCGAGCTGGGACGTGCCTCCCTTCACGAAGCGCTGCGGCAGCCCGTTGATGAGGTTGATAAACTCGACGTGGGCGTCGAGTACCTGGGCAGGGAACGGCCACCCCAGGGCGAGGTGGCAGGAAAGCTCCGCAGAGGCGCTAAACGCGACGTACAGCGTGTTCTCGTCGACGGGGAAGGGTGGCGCAGGTAGCGCCGCCAATTCGTCGCGCCAGACCCGGATTAAGCGGTTTGTGCGAACTTCCCGTGCTACCAAACAAACAGGATCCGGCCGCTCGCCGGGGCGGGCGATGAACTCGAAGTCCACCACCCAGATCCCGACGAAGCGGCCCAGGGGGTCGTCGGCCACCTAGACCTGCCCGAGGTGCTGCTTCACGGCCCAGTGATCCATTGAGTCGATCACACGGTCCCCCTTCAACGCGAGCTTCAAGATCGCCGCGAACGACAGCTCGGGCCACTTCGGCGCACCGAGGTCCATCTGCGCGCGGAATGGCTGGTACGCGCCGAGGTTCATGTCGGCGTGTGCCCGTACCCAGCTCGTCTCGGCGAGCCGCGCGACCTCGAGCGCCGAGGTGCGCCACTCATCGTTCCGACGGCGATCGGTGAGCGGCAGCTTCGCCGGCCAGACGAACACGGTGCCCTGCCGGTTCACGCACAGGAACAGCCGCGCCGGGGTGGACAGCTCGAGCAACGCCCCCTCGACGCCGCCCATCGCCACGAACAGCTCCCGCTCGGTCTTGAACTCCACCAGCACAATGTCGAGGCGGTTCGACGGGGAAGGGTGGACGCGGAAGAACTCGTCTTTGTTGGGCTTCCGGAAGGGGACGCTGACGAGGACCTTCTCGACGCCGGCAGTCTCGGCGTAGTCCTGACGCAGGGCGATGGACGCGAGCCAGCCGTCCTCGGCCGCTTCTGTGGGAGCAGTGCCGTTGATGTTCTCGATGGTCATTCCGCATTCCTCAAAGGGCTAGCGCAAGCTGGTAGGGTCGCTGGGCCGGATGTACCTCGACGACGTGGCCCTCGGCACGGAGCCGGGCTGCAACCTGGTAGGCCTCCACGAGGTCGGCGAAGAACCGGGGGACGTACCCCTCGGCCTCCACCACGTACTCGATGGGCTTGCTAGAATGCGGTCGTCGTGTCCCGTAAGTGTTTTGCCGAAGGCCCGCCTCGCCCGCGGGCCTTCGCATTGATGGGGTCCTCATCGCGACCCCCGGTGCGTTTCGAGCCAGCTGTTGAACTTCGGCTCGTCGATCAGGACCTTCGGTCGCTTGGAGTCGGGGCCGCCGATGCGCACGATGGCATCGGCCAGCCCGTTGCTCCCGGCGTTGAAGATGAGCCAGCGGAGCCCGCCCTCGGTGAAGGCGGGGTTGCGCTTCACGATCTGGTCGACCGTGCGCAGATTCTCAAATAGAGCCATTGCTTCGTCTCCGTTGTGGGTTACGCAACGGAGAGAAGCTGGATTGCCTCCGTTGCAAACGTTGTGCAGCGGAGTCGAGGCTAGTGGCCTACGTGGCGCACCAGCAAGGCAAAGCGTGGATCAATAAGCGGGGGGTGCTTACTGATCCTTTCGGTGGCTGGCGAGGACGATCTTGTAGCGTGGGTCGGCCAATGCCCTCTTGAGCGTCGGCTCGGACACGTGGAAGTGCTCCTGGGCATCGAGCTTGAACTGCTTGCGCAACAGCTTCGGGTGACGAGTCACGTACTCGTACTCGAACTTGGCGAGCTGCGTGAGGAATTCCAACTCGGCGCGACGATCCGAGGGCCGCCCCGTGTGGCGGTGCGGCGAGTCCTCGAGCGTGTGCAGAACGAACACGAGCCACTCGCGCAACGACGGGGGTAGCTCACGTCCCTCGACCAGCCAGCGCGCGGCGTAGTCCACCATGAGCCGCCGGTCCTCGGGATCTCCTCCGTGGACCGCACGATGCGCGAGGCTCGCGAAGAACTGCTCCTCGACCTCGGCCGGAGGCGAGCCTGGCACGTAGCTGGTGCCAGGATCTGGGAAGCCGTCGCGGTTGATCCGGAACGGCTTACGGATCTCACGCATGGCTCACTCCTTCGCGGCGGGCTTCTTCAACAACTTGCCCGTTGCGTCCTCGAGCTTGCTGCGCACGTGCTCGTCGGAGAGGTGCGCGTACCGCCGCACCATCTGCATGCTCTTGTGGCCCGTGACGGCCGCAATGTCGAGTAGCGAAGCGCCGTTCATTGCGAGGTGCGAGGCGACCGTGTGCCGCGTGTCGTGGAAGCGGAAATTGGGCACGACGTTCTTAATTTCGCGCCAATCGAAGTAGAAGTGATGCGGGAATAGCGGCGTGTCGGGCTTGAGCGGCCGGACCTTGCCGTACACCTTGAGCAGTTCGACCAGATCGCCGGAGAGCGGGACGGTGCGATTGGTCCCGTTCTTCGTGTCGCGGAACGTGACGCGACCGTAAGCGAGGTCGAGATCGCGCCACTCGAGCCCGGCGATCTCGCCCCGGCGTGCGGCAGTGCCGAGGGCCAGCCTGACGAACAGCGAGAAGGCGGGCTTCTTACGCGCGTCGACGGCCTCGAGCAACGTCTCGGCCTCCTCGGGGGTGAGGAAGCGCACGACGCCCTCGGGCTCCTTGAAGCGCCGCACGGCGCGGCAGGGGTTGGAGGGCAGCCAGCGCAGCGTGCGCTCGGCGTAGCCCAGGACGCGAGAGAGCGTGCCGATGTAGCGGTTGACGCGCGCCGGGGTGCGGACCGGGTTGCCCTGGTCGTCCTTCTCGTCGCGGAGCTGCTTGGCGGTCGTCTCGATGACCTCGGGCTCGAGCCGCACCAGCGCGACCTTGCCCAACTCGGCCTTCCACCACTCAAGCATCTGCTTGACGTTCTTCTGGTCGGTCTCGGCCATCTCCGGCAGCCGGTCCTCGAGCCAGCGCTCGATCGCTGCGGATAACGTGCGCTTTAGGCTCTCCGGCGTGGGAATGCCGTAGCCGCGATCGTGGCGCGTCTCGATTTCACGCGCCCACGCCTGCGCGTCGGTCTTGCGAGCAAACGTTTTGCTGATCGGCTTCGCGCCGACACGACGAACTCGTACGCGCCAAGTGATGGCGCCGTCGCCGCTGATGCGCTTCTCATAGGTGGCCATGCGGACTCTCCGACTGTCCCACGACTACCCTCGACCTCGACCTTGTGGGCACTGTCCCATCCGTGTCCCTTCGGTCCTGCGCCATCGCGTTAAGCGCCGCTAACTACATGATTCTATGGAGGCGGGGGTCGGAATCGAACCGGCGTACACGGCTTTGCAGGCCGCTGCATGACCACTCTGCCACCCCGCCCGGGGCGCCGCGGACCCTGTCGGG